GAAAAGCACGAAACGTTTACAGGAGAAGATGTATACTTCTGTAGTCAACTACACAATTATGAATACAAGTTATATGTTGATTTTGACCTAAGTAAAAATTGTGGACATATAGGAAGTATAGCAGTAAAGATGGAAAATATAAATGATTAAACCAGCATTCAGTATTACACGTTCTCAATGGAAAAGATATCCTGTGATTGAAACATCAGATATTACAGACTTGTCAGTTATAGAAAAATATAAAAATAGTTACCCTTATGTTTGGTTAAAGCATAAGGATTATGATATACAACCTAATTTTAACTGGAACTTTTATCCAGAACAGCAAAATAAAAATAGTATACACTCTTTTCCAAGTTGCAATCCACACAGTAAAAGACCAGTGTCATGGAAAGTACTGCATCTTGTACCAACACATTCGCCTGACCCCCTTACTGTAGTACGTAGTAATCAAATTGCAGCATATAAAACAAATATGATACCCATGTACATATATGCGTTTAATGATAAGTTTGTTATGAAAAAATATAGAACAACTAGTAATACTGAACGAACATGTCATTTAATTAATAATAAAAAATCATTGAATGAAGTATATGAAATGTTAAGTAGTTCAGATTCTACGTCAGCTTGGTTAGTACATGCTGATGTTAGAATTGATAATATTGCTAGTCTAGATTATGAAATTGGTAATGCTGATATTATTAAATTTCCTGTAGTACACCAAAGTACTGGATTAACCTATGCAGATGATTCAGTTTCATTAGTTAAAATAGATTATCTTAAACAGTTATTAGGGAAAGAATTAGGTTCTGAATCAGAACCTTTTGTTATTGATCCACTTAGTGGAGAATTAGTGCCAAATACAAAATTCAATTCAAAATTTATACCAAATATAAAAAACTCATTGACTTCAATCGGTCATATCAATGACGTTGTGGATCCATTTAAAGCATGGGCTAACGCATATTATACATGTTTGCATGTACAGTACGGTAATGATAAAAATATTAAAAAGAACAAAAACAAAATTCTTGGAGCATATACTGGATTAGAACCTTCAAGAGTCAACGATTTAATAAAAGCGGGCATACAACAAGCTGAAATTGATATATTGACTCCAGAATTTAATTATGATACGTTTACTAATTGGGATCACATACTAAAAAGGTTTACTAATTGGAATAAAAAATCACCAGACATTAACGTGCGTGTATCAACTAAACGTATTGGTCGTATTAAGAAAATTTATGGAAAAGATAGTGAAGAATATCAGAAGCTATCAAGCCAATTGGGCAAGTCTTCTTTATAACGTTGTCTTTCCCATATAGAAACTATCTTATCAACCATATCTACTTTGCTTAAAACTACACGAGCACCACGATGTAGTGGCTTAGGCCAAGCATTTATTTCCACCCAAGCATAGCCTGCTGTTTCATTATTAGTAACTGGAATAAATTCTTCAAAAACAGTAACACAATATGTATGATATGTAAATTTTTTATCATCACTTATAAATGTGTGTATAGGATATACTTTTTCAATATCCGGTAAGTCGCCCATTTCTTCACGACATTCACGTAGTAGTGTCTCTATAGGACGTTCTTTCTTTTCACTTTTTCCTCCCCAGAAACTCCAAGTAAGTGGATGACTNACTGNNTTNCTACGTTGNTGTAGCATTAANCNTCCTGTNTTAAGAGCTAAAAAGCAACAACCACTAGCTGTTAGCATTATAAGTATATTCTCCAAAANCCACTATTGTATGTNCCTTCGTATGCGTTGATCCATTGTGAACCATTCCATTTAAGTTTATCCATAGTAGTTGTGTTTGTTGTATGTTCGGTAGTACTAGTATTACTGGCGTCAAATGAGACACTCCATGTAGTACCATTATAGCTGATAATGTCGTTCTTCTTAGCAGATATAGTACCCCAAGAGCCACCACTAGGTACTTCATTAAGTATAAGGTAACGGTCGCCAGATGCAGCAGCAGTTAAGGTTCCATCTCCTGGATAACTTGTTTGCGGGTCAATTACAGCATCTACTGCCGTTTGTGAATCTGCTGTTATAGTACTATTGTCTAACGTTACGGTTAGTGTATCTGATGAACTGTCTCCACTAAGTCTACCAATAATATCAGTGGTCATATCACTAGGATCGTCTGTTTGTTTAAATCTTATTTGACTAGTGCCTTCTCTAAGTTCAGCACCGTATTGTTTAAAAATAGTATCCCATCTTAGCCCAACTTCAACAGCACCAGTTTTACCTAATATTTGTGCTGTTGCTACACCACCTGTTACATCTAGTTTTACTTTATTATCAACTGCTACTACTGTATAGCTAGTAGTAATAGCATTAATATCGTTGAGTACTTTTATACTATCAGCATCACCAGTGTCAACTTCATGTAAGTTAGTAATAATAGTATGAATCATACTACTTTTGTTTACCTTTGCTGGAGGATTAATTAAGATTGGCAGTTCAAATGTTAACGTACTAATATCAATAATGTCATCAACACCACTTGGTATACCACGGTTTGTCCATTGTGTATTAACTAGTTCAACAACACTTAAACTACTCCAGTCTAGTGGGTTGTTTGTGGTATGTATATTGAGACTTGGATTGAACAATACTAGTATTTGCTCTAGCATTTGCATTTTTTGATCTGTATTACTTGTCCATATGTCAGTTTGCATTCTTAATGTATAAGGCACTGGCATATGACGTTCTACTGTGTACACACTGCCTTGTTTATTTTCGTAACTGTTGGTATCAGTATTGTACTCTTTTTCAATAACAGTCATTTTTTCTTCAAACTGGGGAAACACTCGCTTGTTTACATCTGGCTGTAAGTCAGTAACATAACAACTAATAAAAGGAACAGTGCTTAATGTATTCTCACTATTCTCTCTTTGTATATGTGCCGCCATACGACTAATGTCACCATAGCGAACTGGTGTTGTGTGGTATATTGGATCACCTTGTTCAGTGTATCCTTTTACATACTGAAATCCAGCAAACAATCTAATAAACTGCTGAATATAGCGTCTAAATTGTTTGTCATAAAAGTATGGTACTGCGGTTATATTTGTCATATTACTATTTACCCACGCCTACGTGTTCTAGTTCTAGGATATATTACTCCTGATGTAGGCTTAGTGTTTACGTCTTTGTTGTATGTGTTGAACGCCATGTTACCTGATGTCGCTCTGTGATTCTTCCACAGTGCTATTCTATCAATGTCTGAACCGTCTAGGCTTACTCTTGTGTCGGTGGTTGGAGTTATGCCTCCTGCTGTGTCTGCCATTAATCCTGTGACAGCATTGTTTTGTAAATATGTTCTTGCCTGTGACTGTGTGAGTGTAGGATATATTTCTGCTAAACAAGCCAACATACCTGTTACGAACGGCGCACTATAACTTGTTCCTGATCCAGACTGTACTGTGTCCCAGTTTGGTGTATTTGCTTCCTGTCCTGGATACGGAACACCAAAAGCAATGGCACCTGACTCTCCTGCTCCAAAAACACCAACACCTGCAGCATATACATCTACACCAGGACCCCAATTGCTAAATTCTGCTTTGCCGTTATCTGCTTTAGTGCCTAACGCACCTACATTGATAGCACCGTTGAATGAATAGGTGGTGCCACGATGGTAATAATCTCTGAATGGATAATAACCTCCAAAGAAGTAGTTCCGGTTTGCATAAGCGGCTTCACTAACAATGTAGTTGTCCCAGTTGTCGCCACCAGGCAAATCAATGTATCTGTTGTCGTTGCCGCTTGCCGATACCACAATGATACCTTCTGTTATAGCATCTTGCTGATCACTATCAGGTGCTGGAGCATTTACAGTAAAAGTTTGATCGCTGGTCCAGTCTTTGTCACCTGGGCCAATGCCTCTTGCTGTTAGTTCTGCTTCTGATAGATCATTGCCTGTGCCGTTGTCTAAAGTTACACCCTGGAAGTGGATTAAAGCGGCACCGCCACCTATCAAATTTTCTGTCCCCAAACTCACATTCACAATGGTAGGATTCTTCCTGCCTGTTGCTGGATTCACTGCTTTGGTTCTGTGGAACTCTCTGATGTAGGCAAAGGTTCTATCTGTACTGCCACCGCCTGACTTTGAGCGTTCGTAAACTTTGTCAAACATATAGATGTTGGCATCGTTAGCAAGTCCATATAGTGTGCCTGCCGCATAACTTGTGACTGCCGTGGGATGATTATCTTCTGCTGAATAGTTATCGCGAGCGTCTGCGTTGCTGTATGTGTAGTTTGTTCCACCATCAATTGTGTTGTAGTGTTGACCCCAGTTATAGTCTACTACTCTACTTGAATAATCTGCGTGGTCGCTAAATGTGTCTATTTCAACAATAACAATGTCTACATTTTTACCACTTGCTGAATATGTTACACTGTCATCAACATACCTGTCTGTTAGACTTGCGGCTGTTGATGACCAATTGGTTCTATTTGTGGTTTCAATGTGTCTTACCATGCCCCAATTTTTATGGTCAACAGTATACCTGATTCCTGTTGTGCCATTTGCTTTTGTGAATGCCGCCGTGCCGCTTGGGACACCTTTGTCAAATCTACCGGTGAAAGTACTTGCTGGTTTATCTACAATTCTGTCCAAAACACTCTGTGGCACAACTACTTCTACTCTGTCGTCATCAGCTACTTCTTGTGCTTCTTCTAAGGTAAGCATATAGCCTGTGGTTCTTGAAGTTGGGCGTCTTGCGGCACACTCTACTTTACGATC